ATCACGCTCGGCGGTGCAGACCACTGGGCCGAAGACCCAAGCGCTCGCCTCGCCGGCCGCGCCCACGTCTCTGTTAACGTACACCCTGCATATGTAAACATACCAGCGTCGCTCCAGGCAGTAACTCCGGTAATACACTATGTGTCCGTAGGCAATGACGAGGAGGCCCGAGCAGAGGCCGCTAACCGCGAGCGCCTGTTCTTCTCCTGGTGGGCAAACCAGGAGATGGACCTAAAGCTCGAGGTCGCAGCACTTACCAAGAGCCTGTATGGATACACTGCAGCAAAGATCTACTGGGACCCATACGAAAAGACTCCCGTCATCAAGATCGTAGAGCAGCCAGAAAACCTATACGTAGGCTTTGGTAACTCTGACTACTCCAGGCTAGACTGGGCCCTGTACTGCTACGGCCTATCGCCGCAGGCAGTTAAGGAAGACTACGGAATTGACGTCATCCCAGTTAAAATGGGGGAGAAGTGGTACGGGTACTCAACACCCGGGACGCACGACGATCCTCTGGCAAATGTATACAACAACCAGTTCGAACGCAACCCGCTGCGCCGCGAGACCGTCTACGAGCAGATGCAGGTCGAGGTGTATGATTATTGGTACAAGGTGCCAACATCAGCCGGTAAGCCACCTATGGTGTGGAATGCAATCTTCGTTGGCAACACACTAGTAAAGCACAGCCGACATCCGGAGTATGAGGGAAAAATCCCATACGTACTTGTGCAGAACGGAAAGGTTCCTGGCAGCCCGTACGGGAAGCCTGAGCTCTATGATGTTGAGCAGTTGCTCCGCGAGAAGGACGAGCGCATCACCAACCAGGCACAGATGATTCAGTCTGTGGTCGGAGGACAGATGTGGCAGCTCGTAGGCCCAGAGGCGCCGGACGAAGTTCCACCAAGCGCACTTCCAAAGCCGAACAAGGTGGCTGCCCCTGGACCAGGGAACGAGATCCGTGCCCTGCAGCCATACATTCCGCAGTTCCAGATCGAAGACTACAACAAGCGAATCGACCGCGAAATCGCAGTCGTCACAGGACTAAACGACCTCCTGCTTGGACTTGCTCCGACCAGCGTGCTCGGATCGTCCAAGGCGATTGCTTCGCTCATCGCCAACTACGAGTCTCGCATTGCGCCTAAGCGCAAGCTGTTCTACCAGTGGATCAAGGACGTCTGGTCGATGGCTGCAGCCGTGTGGCAATCAAAAGATGCCTCTGTCCGCACAATCCTTGACGGACAAGTTCGTCTCAACATTATTCCGCCTGAGCTTACGCCTCGAGATACGCTTGAGCTGGCTCAGACTGCAATCAACCTCGTTCAGAACCGCATCTGGAGCGCAGAACGCGCAATGGATCGCGTGGGCGTTGAGGACCCAGAAGGCGAGCTGGAAATCATCCGCGATGAGCAGACTGACGCAACCGTCAATCCTGCAGCCGTGCTGACAATGGCCAACCTGCTGCAAACGTTCCAGCAGCTCCAGGCACAGGGAGTTCAGATGCAGCAGCTTCAAGGCCAACAGGCCGCGGCTCAGCAGCAGCTTCAGGCACAGGAGCAGTCATTGAACGCGTTCAGGACGCTGAACCCACCAACCACAGCCCCGGAGGGCATGTCAGAGTTTGAGAACGCCGCGAATGCACCGGCGGAATCTCTACCGGCCAATTCAGAGGCTGGGGCGGAGCTTCCTCAGGAGTCGGTACTCGGCGAGAATGGGAGTGAAGAGTAATGGCTATCCGAATTGGCAATAGGCGACGTGCCCGGTTCCGCAGGGCTACATCTGGGAACCAGGACCTCACTCTCCTAATCTATAACCTTGTCAAGGAGCAGAACGCGGCACGAAAAGCCGCTCTTTTTGCTGCGTTCGATGCGAACATGGCGTCTCGTTCATACGACGCCGATTACGGTGGCCAGCCTGTTGACAGGGCTGCAGTAGAGGCATGGTACGCACAGGCAATTGCAGCGTTCCCTGCAGGGACTACAGAGCGTGATCGACTGCAGGCCGAGCTGATCGAATTTAGAACAGACGCAATCAATAAAGAGCTTTCTGCCTACGCTGACGCATACAAGAACGGGACATACGCATTTGGTCGAAAGATCAACCTAAATGAGTACGTTCGATTCCTTAGGGACGCCGAAGGTCTAGCCCCAGACGCAGAGACTAAGATGAAGTACACAGTCGAAAGATTCATCGTAGAGTTTAACGATGTCCAGGACGATTTAATCTCAAAGGGCGCAAGCGCATCAACTCTTCTTGGCTTCTATCGAAGACAGCTCAAGAAAGCAGATGAAATGGGGATCACCAAGTCATCTGACGCCTACCGCGATATCCGGCGCTACATCCGAGACACCTCAAAGCAGGCTGCTGCAGAGGGGCGAAAGGCCGCGCAGGAGAAGGCCGGACGGGTAATCTCCAGGCGAATGGCCAAGGTCGCCGACTCTATTAGCTCCGCAATAGAAGCTGCGTTCAATGCCGGCAGACTTGACTCTGCGACAAAGATGCAGCTTCAGGAGCGCGATGGCCTGGACGCAGTTAACGCATTCCTAAAGCTTCCAGTTAGCGTTCGAACTTCGATCCTGCAGGCTGGCGCATCCGCAGGGGTTCAACTTGCCGGAACAGAGCTTACCGGACAGGGGTTCTACGACTATGTCCTTGATACTCGAGACGAGATCAAGACCTACGCTAACGCAGACTGGGTAGACCTAGAAGTACGAACTTACCTAGAGGGCGTGCTAAACGATTTTGACAACACCGTCCTTAAGGGAGCTGACCTGCTCACCGACACTGAGAAGGCATCTGACAGCGGCCTTAGGGCCAAGCTGGCCAGCACAAGGGGACTTGGAAGCCCGCTTGTCAACGTAGAGGCCTATAAGGCCCACGCCAGGACTCTCGGCTCCACGTCCACTGGCGATGTGTCAAGCCGAGCCGCAATTGCCCTACTCGAGGGGAAAGTACCAAATCCACGAGATTTCGGAGGCAAGACCGAGCTGTCCCAACTGACACAGGAAGAAGCAACCTACCTAACTGAGTCATTTGCGGGAGATCTCTTTATTGACGGAAACCCGGTTGACAACGTGGCGATGGTAATAGACTCTTACAGGGATATCGGAAGGCTCCAGAGCGGCGGGTACCTGATCATGACTATTGATCCAAACACCGGTAGTCCTTTGATTCAGGTCGACGACAACCTTGTTCCAGGTGCAAACACATATGTTATGAGTGTGACGATCCCAGGCACCGGGATGCGAGTGTCCTCTGCGGTTCAGCAGGTGCCTCGCAGGCTGACAAACGGATCCAACATAAACGCACAGGTAATTATGGAGCTGGATCAGAACAATCAGATAGATTACAAGGTAATCACGCCAGACGGATACAAGGTTGACTTTGACGCATACGAGCTTTGGCTAAGCAGCACTCAGGGGATCACTCCGGTATTCGATGGAAGCAACTTTGTAATAGATGCTCCGAGCGCAGTTTTGGATGCTTCTGCGATGCGCTCTGACAGCAGGTTCTCATCCTATGTTCCTAATGAGCCATGGAACGGTCTCGTTGTCGGCTCTAACGGAAATCAGGCTCTGGAAGACATTGCATCGGATATAGCCTCAAACTACGGATCACTGTTCAGTCTAAATGCTGACGGCACAGTATCGGTAACAGACCCTGTCAGGGCTGCCCAGGAAACCGGCCTAACGCAATCAGGAATCGATGCGATCATGAAGTCGGAAATCGGCAACAGGATTATAAATTCATCGATACAAACAGAGATTCGAGAGCGCAGTGTCCAGGACTTTAGGATGCGAGAACGCGCAGAGGCGAACGGTGGCACTGTGCCAACTCAGGCGGAGATGGATCCAGTCCGACTTCAGGCTGCAGCTGCTGCCGGCCAGGCATTTGACGCTGCAAACCCAATGTTGGCCCAGCTTAGGTCCCCTGCGTCATGGAGGACACGTATGATGGAAGGGGACACCAACCCGTACGGTGGGGCGTGGACATGGAATAGGGGTCAGGCGGCTACGCCTCCTGCCGGAACTCCCCGACTATCTTCACTCCCTCAAAACCCATTTGTTTCGCAAATGGAAGAAGTTCAGCAACAGGGTGTTCAGGCAAGAACAAACTGGAGACAGCTACAAACCCTTAACAATCCAGAACAGGCTAACAAGCCTACGGCCCCTGAGGATTACTTCTTCAGGTACAGCACTCTTAACGTTCAGCCGGGGACCACTCCTGGCACAGGGTTCACCCCCACCAGCCTAGGGAAGGCACCTTCTCTGGTCTCACCAAAGGCCAAAAGCACGTTCACGACCGCAGAGGTAAATAAGTCGCTTATTGACTTCAGGGCCGGCGAACGCCAATCACTTGGTATTTCTTCAGACACTCAGACACAGAGAGGGCGCTAACTAATGGGATATATCGGCTCTTCTCGGGGAAGCGGACCTAGGTATAATAACCAGTCAATCTCTACGCCTCGATACAAGGCCCCCGAGCCGGACAAGATTGAGTTCGATCTTGACCCATCCTCACCTGCTGACGCCGTTTTTGGTGGAATAGGCAAGCTATTCTCTGGGGCGGTGTCAGGCGGTATGGGAGTGGCCAACGCACTTTCCAACGTTCCTGTAATTGGTGACGTAGGGAAAGCAGTTGCTGGAGGACTCGGCGCATTCGGTGAGGTTGGAATCAAGGGGATTGCCCAGGTTAAGGATGTGGCCAAGGTTGGTCTGGACATCGTAAGCCTCCCAGGAAAGGCCGTACAGGCCGGCGCTGCCGCGGTTCGCCTGTCCGGTGTTTTCGGTGAGGCGCCGGCGGACGCGAAGAACATGATGAACAACGGTAAGTCTTTCGCTGATGTTGTTGGATATCTTACGGAAAATAACCGAGGTTTTAGCGACGATGCAATGACCAACCTTGGATTCTCTCTTATTACTGATCCGCTGAACTACGTTAACCCAGCAGCTCCAATCCTCTCAGCGCGACACGCCTCTAAGTTTGCAAATATCGAGAAGGTGGCGATTGCAAAAGCAGACGAGGTCCTTTCAGCCTCAAAGGCCGGACGAGCAGTTGCTCCAGAGTACGCCTCGATGGTCGGAAAGAGGCCAGGTGATCTTCGGAAAGAAATGCTTCTTAAGCACATGGACAAAGACGACATAGATTTCCTTAACCGTTGGCGCATCGCGGGAAGCTTGTATGACGCCACTTTGGGCAAGGCCGGTCGGGCAATGAACTCTGTTGTTGATGCTGCCCGCGGACTGGCATCAGTAGGAATGATGCGTTCGTTTGGGGATACACCAAGAAACCTTCTTGAAGGGCTAGACGAGGCCGGGTTCTCAAAGGAAGCTGCGGCATACGCATCTTCGATTGGCCGGGGCCTTGTACAGTCAACAGTCTTTAGTGTATCTCGTCTTTTTGCAAGGACAGAGCAAAACCTTGGCCGACTTCGTGCCCAAGCAGTTCTAAACAGGGTTCAGGCTGGCGTAGACAACGCTATTGACGAAGCTACCACGGCAGAAAGACTTGTTAAAGACGGCCTGGCCTCCAATAATGATACTGCAACTGCCCTTATTGCAAGGGTCAAGGGCATGGACGACCGTGCACGTCGTCAGTTTGTACGTGAAATTGCAGACGAGTGGACCTCGTCACAGGTAAAGTCAGCAGGAGCCCAGGCTGGAGGAAACTACAGTAGGCTGATGGAGATCGGCGGAATCCGAATGGCCGACACCATCGATGAGACCACCTCCTTCCTTTCAGAGGGGTCCAGGCGATACGCAACCATGGCAGAGGACGCGCTTGAGAATCTATTTGTGGAGAAGTCTCGTGCGGCGATGTCGCCAAACGGGCGTAATGCAGTTTCTAGAATGCTTGGCGGAGAGGTCGTAACCACCGGAAACAATGCAGACGCCGCCCTGAGGGAGATTTTCCGAAAAGGCTCTAAGGGAGACAAGAAAGAGATGGCCAAGCTTGTCCATCTTTCCGAGCTAGCAGCGTATGGGGCCCAGGCTACCAGCGCAGCTACAGTTCGCAGCCTCCTAAGGTCTGCGGCTGCCGGCAACAAGGCAAACGTAGAGGAAATAATTGGCAAGCCAGTAACACTTGAAGCTTTCAACAAGCTAAAAGAGCTCCTTGCCACCGACGCAGGCAAAAAGCTGCTTAGAATGAACCTTGTTCGTGCTAATGTTCTAACTGAAGACCGTATTACGGCAATCTTGAACGTTGCTGATTCTATCCGGTCAGGACAGAAGACAAAGGCAGCACTTCTAAGCGCATTCCCAGACGACATGCGCGAAGGCCTTGCTACGGCCAAAACCCTAGATGAGCTCGCTCAGGTGGTCACTGCTTACTTCCCAGACATCTCTGTAAACTTGGGCAAGGCAAGCAGCAGCGAATGGTCTAGCCTCAAGAGCATATTAGAGGACGTTCTTGAAAGCGGAAGCTTCGTTACACTTGCAACCGCAGACGAGGTGGCGGAGCTTCGCAAGGTTCTTGATTCAGTGGCACCAGGCTCAGGCCGGGCAGTAGAGCAGTCGCTAGCCGCCGGAAGGTACTCGCTTGGGTTCGCCCCAGAGGCCGGCATTCTAAGAAGGCCTGTCAGCCGGGCCACTGATGACGGGGTCGAGATCTTCGACGAGCCGGTTGCTCCATTCATCGACAACACCGACGACTACATCGAGGGAATGGAGATGGGCGTAGACGCATTCAAGGCATCAGGCCTGCGTCGCCTAGCGAACAGATGGCTTCGTCCGGTATCCTCCGGAATGGTTCAGCAGAACCAAATGGACAACGCAATAGACGTAGTTCTTGCCGGTGGAGGATCCATATCTCAGGCAAAGACACTGTTCAATGCAATTAATGAGCTGGCCCTACGAAGGCGAGTAAGCCCACGAGCACTCGTCATGGACGAGAATGCCCTCCGTCAAGTGATGCAAGATGCCCTTGGAAGCAGGTACGACGACGTCGTGAGGGCGGCCGACAAGAGGCTTAAGGACCCGAGAAAGGTCCTGATGAAGATCTACGCCGGAGACCGGGCCACCGTTGGCGTAACCCAGGCATTCACTGGGCGACTTAAGGTTATGCGTCCAAGCCTGGCAATAATCACTGACTTCATCTATCCACAGCTCAAGTTCAAGCTAAACCCTCTGTTTTATTTGCAGGAGGCAATCGAGTCTCCATTCTTCAATTACCTACGAGGAATACAGCGACAAATAACTGGTGGGGAATACGAGGTTGTTCACGGATGGGCTAAGTACCTTCCATTCGCCAAGACACGAGTTGGCCGCACATTGGGCCTGTCCCGAGCCGTTGGCCCGGAGACCCAGCCTGAGATTGCAGCACTACTTCTTGGCGCTGGAGATTCTGCAATAAAGGCAGACCTAGACATTGCAGAGGCTGTAATTTTCCTACAGGGGTCCCAGGCAGCAAAAATACTTGATCAGACTGAGTCTGGTCGGCTTATGATTTCAACGCTTAAGCAGTCCATTTCTAGGGGCGCATCAGATGCACTTGGCAACTGGATAAATCCCTATCCTCTTAAGAACCGCAAGAAACTTGAGATGACCTTCAGCCTAGCGGCCGAAGAGGTTGCCAATAAGATTCGATTCGAGTTCCCGCAGCAGTGGGTAGCCATGACTGCAACATACGGAACAAATAAGCCGAAGATGGTCATGGCATACCTTCTACAGGACGCGGCGCGAGGGTGGGTCAACCCGATCAAGGTGATCGACGGGGCCCGGCCGCGAAACTTTGCGTTCGCCGGCCCAGGATCTGTCGAGAAGGCCAACGCCCTGCGTGACGAGCTGGCTAAGGTGGCCGAGATGCCAATTGGCGGAATGGGCGAAAACGAGGCAGCCAGGAAGGCTCTGTTCTCTATCCGAGAAAAGTCCTTGGCCGAGTCAGCTGCGGTTGGCAACGAAGTTACAAACATTACCAGCCTAATTCAGCGTGCCATAAATGCCGGCGAGACCGACGACGTAGCCTCTATCCTAAAGTCTGCCTCACAGGCTGCCGACGACGCCGCAAGGATGGCTGCCGAATCAACAAATGACTTCCGCCTCCTGGATGAGGCAATTGTTACACTGACCAAGAGCGGGGATCTCAAGCCAGGGGCGTTCGGAGGGTTTAGCCGTGAGAAGATCTCGGCCTCGCTGGCCAGGCACCGGTCCTACGGGACTGACTTCCCAGGCATGGAGATGGTCATAGGAAAGCTCCGCTCTGGGTCAAAGCTTGACGTAACAGATATCCGTGCTCTAGAATTGGGTATGAATACCCTTTTGGATGTTCATGGGCCAGAGGAGGTCCTCCTGGAGGCAATGCGTGTTTCGTTGCGAAATGCCAACGACTCAGCTAACCGAATCCATTTCTACAATCCTAAGAGAAGCGCGTTCGAGCGCAGCCTTAACCATCCGTACCTGGCGTTCTACCCGCTCTCATACATGATCGGAAAGGTAGTCCCAGAGTTCTCGCGTGCACTTTTTGTAAAGTTCCCATTCACTAATGCGACACGACCTTTTGCAGGGTACGAGTGGGTTCATGAAATTCAAGATTTTATTGCGATGAAGGCTGAGGAGGACCCTGCATTTGCTGAGGCACTCCTGAAGTCAGACATCCTATTCCTGTTTAAGCAGCTATTCCCGGGCGTCCCTGGCGACATTGGAGTTACGGCTCCTCGCTGGGTCAATCGGTACTACGCTCAGATTCAGCGATCCCAACGTCCTCCGATGCCTGGCCGGGAACCGGCAAGCGCGGACATTGGGTATGGAATCAGGGCAATAGCCGATCAGGCCAAGGACCAAGGTTTGTTCGGGAATATTGAGCTGGCCGGCGGCGCAGCAACCGAGTTCTTGGACTGGTTCGGCGGCGCTGTCGATTTTAATGAATCTGGCAAATAGCCAGTATATATAGGAGGAACGCATGACGGACGAAGTCGTGACCCCGGCGGCCACAGAGTCGGCCAACCTTGACGTGCAGGACAATTTGCCTGCGGCCGAGGAGCCCACTCAGGGAGCTGAGGACGTTACCACTTGGAAGAAGCGTCTTGCTGGTAAGGACCAGGCGCTTACGGCGACCAAGAAGGAACTTGATGACGCGAAGCGCCAACTGGACGAGCTCGCAAAGTTCAAGGCACAGATCGAGGAGCAGAGCCTATCAGAATACGAGAAGGCCCAGCTGAGGATCAAGGCCTTGGAGGATGAGATCAACTCCAGCCGGGAACAGGCAAAGAGGGACAGGCTCGCAAAAGAGTATCCTCTCTACAATCAGCTATTGCAGGACACTGCCGGACTAGACGAGGACTCCAAGGCTTCTGCCTTTGAGAAATTCATTGCCGATGCGCGTGCTGCTAGCGAGGAGGAGACGACATCTATTGTTGACCCTAACAACCCGCGGAGATCTGAGCCCAAAGTCAATACCAAGCGCGATTCAAAGTCTATTGCAGACGAGATGAAGTCGCTTGGCAATCCATTCTTTGAGTAAAGATTGAGGTAAGTTAAAGTGGCTACAACCAGTACCGCTACCACGAACTTCTCTGACCTCGTCACCGAATTGGTGGCGGCAAAGGCCGAAGAGGAGTTGCGTGCACGTGCAGTGCACGCGATGCCAGGGATGTATGTCCCTGCGCGTTTTGTGAAGGGCACCAACACCCTTCGCTATGCACGCTACGCTGACCTTGGCGTTGTTACAACGACGCTTACGGAAGGCACCGCACCTACGGACCAGGCGCTGACGATCTCAAGCGAGTTCTTCACGGCTGATCAATACGGTTCGACCGTCGCAGTGACGGACCTGGCCCAGGTCGATTCTCCGCACGATCTCATTGGGATCGCAGCAGAGCGCATCGCCTACCAGGCAACCCGATCCATGGACGTTCTTGTCCGCGACGCAATTCACTCGACCGCTCTTACGGCAGCGGTCTACGGCGCAACCGGCTCAGCAACCCTTACGCAGAATACTGCCAACTCGGCAGTGGCTGCTGCGGGCATCCTGAACGGCTCGTTCGTCAAGCAGATGGTTGCTCGTCTCAAGGGGGCCAACGTGCCTGCCTTCGCAGACGGCTTCTACCGCTGCATAATCCACCCTTCACAGGAGTATGACCTCGTGTCAGACACCAGCGTGAACGGCTGGATCGAAGCCCACAAGTATGTGAACAACATCCCGCTTCTCACGAACGAGATCGGGCAGTTCGCAGGCGTGCGCTTCATTACGTCTTCGGACGCCAAGGTTTACACCGGCGCCGGCGCGAGCTCAGGGAACGTCTACACGGCGCTCTTCCTCTCGCCTGACGCGTACACCATTGGTGACTCGCAGACGCTTCAGAGCTACTTCGTTGCCCCAGGTGGTGATCACACCGACCCGCTGGCACAGAAGGCGCTCGTTGGTTACAAGATGCGCTTCGGATCCCTCCTCCTCGACGAGGCAGGCGCCCGCTATCGCATTCTTAAGACTCAGGCTACAGTCGCTGTCTAATCACAGCATAGTTAGCTGAGCGGGGCCTCGACGGTTGTCTTACAAGTTGACCGTCGGGGCCCCCCACACCCAGCCATAGGAGGATAACCGATATGGCTGATACTGTCAAGGTCTTGGTATGGGGCACTGCAGAGCAGGGCCCATGCGCATATTTCCGCGGGCACATCTTTGACGAGGAGCTCAAGAAGCTCGGGATCGAGATGCGCCATATCGATAAGGTGGACTTCGTGGCCCACCAGTCGGCACAGGGCATGCCGCAGAATGAGGCGATGCTCAAGGGCCTTCTTAAAATCGACACAAGGGACATCGATTGGGCTGACGTGATCATGTTCCGCAGATATTACAACACGTCCGCCAAGTGCTCTACCTGCCACTACGCAACTAAGGATCCGGTAAAATTCAAGTCCCATGAGCATGAGATGATCATCCGGGACGGCATTACCGAAATGGTCTGGCCTGCGTTTGAGAGCAGGGCCCACAACAAGGGCATCATCTACGAAACAGATGACAACCACTTCTTCGTACGTCCGTGGAATGGGTACTACCCAGACGTTCAGGAGGAGCTGCCGCTGATCAAGCGTATGGTAGAGAGGGCGGATCTGGTCACTGTGAGTACTGGCCCGATCAAAAACTACTATCATCAGTTTAACGACAACATCAGAGTTATCAGGAACGCAATCGATCCGTCGCTCTACACTACGTCGGCCCCTCGCCCAGAAGTGGGCGGAAATAAGGCCAGGTCTGTCTACTATGGCAGCACAGTCAGAATGCGTGACTACGCTGGCGAGTGGGACCCTACGAGCAAGAAGTGGATAAACGGATATTGCGGCAAGGGTATAGAGGATCTTCGACGAGAAGAAAAGCTGTGGAACGTATTCATTGGGGTAAACCCAGGAACTGAACACGTCATTGCGCCGTTCTTCGACGAGGCGTACCACTACGTTGAGAACATCAGGCAGTTCGCCGAAACCCTGGCAGCAAGCCACCCAGATATAGGAGTTGCACCGCTGGTTGGCGACCTCTTTGACCAAAACAAGTCTGAACTACATTGGCTTGAGTACTCCATGGTTGGAGCAGCCTTTGTGGGCCAGAAGTTCAAATACGGAGAGGCACCATACAGCATGATCAATAACGGAGTTGATGGCTTTGTAGCATCAACAAGAACTGAGTGGTACATGTACTTAAAGCGCCTAGCTGAAAGCAAGGACCTGCGCGAGCAGATTGCCGGCGCAGCCAAGGAGCGAGTTCTCAGGGAGTACAACTACAAGGACAGGGCCCAGGAGTGGGCAGAGGCTTTCAGGTGGGCCGCAGCTCACCCGAACTATGGACTTAGGGAAAGAGGAGTTTGATGGCAACGTTTCAAGATCTCGTAGACGCAATCCAGGTCGAACTGCGAGACACTAGCGCTGTTACCTGGAGCGAGGCAGAAATAATCTCACTTGCCAACCTTGGAATTCAGCACGTGCAGTCTGTATATCCGAAGGAGATTGTAAAAGAGGTTCCATGGACTAATCCGGCAATAAGCAATGGCCTGAAGTCTGTCGATATCTCAACGACTACAAACACGGCCGGTGGCGATAAGTTCCTGTCGCTATTTAGGATCGATGTATTTGGAAACTCGTCGGGTAGCCGCACGGGTTTCCACGAGACAATCGTCACATCGTCTGGAGAGGGAGCCAATTCCGGGTGGGACTTCCACGGCGGGATTCTCTATTTCCCTCCAGGCTACACCATAATCTCGCCAGCCATCCTGCGGATCTATGGCTACGGTACATACAACATTTGTGCGTCCGGGGTATCTGCCTCGTCCGTAACGGTCGACCTGGATTCGGCCGCAGAATACGCAGTAAGAGTGTTCGTCCAGTCTGAGGCGCTATACCGCCTCGTCAACGACAGGGCAGCCTTCCAGCAGTGGCAGGTATCCTCTGGCGCCACTGATGTGACGCCGCTCGGCATGAACCAGCTGGCCTTCAGCGCAAGGTCCAGGTGGAAGGACGAGTTCCGCCGCATCCGACGAATGCGGAGGCTCTCGTAATGGATTTCAATCAAGCAATCCAGCTCCAAACCTCAAGCTCAACCTTCATAAACCTGAACAGCGTCAGCTCCGCAGTGGCGCCCGCGACACCTGTGTCCGGGTACGCTGTGGAGAGCGCCGGGCTTGGTCAATCTACCATTAGGGGCTACGTCACGGAGAACGCGCAGCGAGACGGCGTGCAGGCGGCTGAGGCCTTCTTCGGGCCGAGGGCTGTCGAGATCAGCGTTGCCGTCTTTGGAAGTACGCTAGGGGATTTCTGGGACAAGATAGACGCCCTGAACGGGGCGCTTGACCCGTACCCTGCGCAGTTCGAATCGGACGACGGCTTCAGGCAGCTTCGGTTCTACTCGCCGACCGGTGCGACTAGCCGGCACCTATATATGTTCGTGCGCCCATCGAACTTGCCAAGCTACTCCTTCAACAAGAACCAGTCAGTTGGCCCGTCATCAAAGGGATTTGCTGCAAATGCCAGGGTTTCGTTTACGGCTAAGGACCCGCGTAAGATCTCTGTGTCAGAGACGACTGTGTCAATATCGACTGGGACCACCACTATTGCGTACAACGGAACGTACGATTACTACCCGCGTCTTATTGTTACAGCTTCTGGAACTAGCGCAAGCTATACCCTGGGTAGTAGGACTATTGGCCTTACCGGTCTCTCGAGCGGCACATCGTATTACATAGACCATCAGACGTACACGATACGTACTGGGTCTTTTACCGGCACGCTGGTGCCCGCAAGAATAGACAACACAACAACCACTGGGTTTGGCCCTATCAGACCAGGGGGCAATATCGTTCTTTCTGGAAGTGTATCTGCCTGTAGTCTAATCTACAGAGAGGCCTGGCTGTGACGTCGCCGGTAGGAAAGTTCAGGATAACGCTATACGCTCTAGACACCTCTACGGGGTGGAGGGGTTCAGTTGCTGCGACCATCTACGATTCAATCGAGGTGGGCATCGCTGAGCGTGCCAATGAAATCGGAGAAGGGTACTGGGTGTTGCCAAATGAACATCCTTCTATCGGAGAGTGCGTAATCCAGCAAAGGCACTACGAGATCCATCGATACGACTCCGCAGTGGGCTCCTACCGCTGGGTAGGTGCCGGCATTCTTGAGGACGCAGAGGTCGGCCAGTTCGAGACCGTGTTCCGCGGCATTGACTACATGACCGTGTTCAATCAGTACTACACGCCCACGGTCGCGCTCACGTTCAACTCAACCAACTACGTCTCTCCAGACATAACCCAAGACGGTCTCTCTTCTATATTCTCATACTCAAGAGGGACGATCCTAGACGGCGTTGACGGCGAGTTCGACCCAGCAAATGCAGGCAAGAAGGCATGGTACACGAACAACGTAAACCTCGTTATTGACAACGTCGAGCTAACATCTACGGTCGCCGACACACTGACAATTGACAGTGTCACAATTACCACGGCAAGTGTTAAGGTCCTGTGGGACGCAGTGTGGAACGGCGCAACTACTACGAGCTTCCCAACTAATAAGCAGTGGAGGTTTAGGCTGGACATGACGCCTCCAGCTAGCGAGGCCCCTGCTGTCCCTACGATTTCTGGCGGAGTATGGGAGTCGACAATAACCGGAGACACTACGTTCGCGGTTAACAATACATTCGTCATGCTTTACCCGTACGAGTCTAAGGACGTCATGTACCAGGCCCTCATTGCCGCGGGGAGGACGACTGCCCAAGCCGATGCGACGATCCTGGCCAACGCCACAAGATTCGCACTTCGCAAGGGGGTTACGTATAGCGCCATAATCCATGGGGCTATATATAGAACCAACTCAGGCCAGGCAATACCGCACTGGATCAGATGTACCGAGCCTAAAAAGACAGACAAGTTTACAGTTGGGTCCGGAAACGAAACTTTCACTAACATATTTGACCGAGTGTTTAACTCTGCCAAAACCACATTTGCCCTTAGCAGAATACGGTATGCATCAAGGTCTGTTTCGGGCTCTCCGTACACTACCCTGCTGACCTACAGCGCGGGCGAGCCGCCTGTAACATACCTGGCCAACACGGCCCGGCTGGAGATGCAGTCGCGAACAGACGGGCTCAAGACAATCTTTGGCATCTCTCACCCGTCATCAACAGGGTCATACGATGGCAACTTCCGAGTCCGCTATGATGTATCGGCTAATGCAATATCCACGATACGCCTATCTTACCCAGAAAACCTACGGGGCTACAGCTACAGCCCTGGGGGGAGCAACATCAAAACACACATCCGAGTCATCCCGTCCACCCCGTTCCTCGCTGGCACAGCTAGTGCCGGCGCTGTCGGCGTGTCCATCAACGGCGCCACAGCCACGACGGGGGAGGCAACCATCTATGGGGAGATCCCAAGCCTTGTAACACAAGCCGGGTTCGTGGATGACTTTGCCGCCCAGCTCGAGGCAGATCGTCTGGCCGACTCGTCAAAGGCGTCTGGGACCAAGGTGATCAACGTCCAGGTCAAAGAGGAGGCCCTCAAGCCATGGGACGGGTTCGACCTTGGAGATGCCGTGTCTTTGCACGTCGTCGACGGGAATGTTAACATCCCCGATGAGAAGGTCAATATTGCAGGCGTGGAGTGGGTGGGGTACGCAGACGGCCACGAGGAGTTGAACCTCGAGCTGATCCAAGGCACCAATTTCTAGCCATGTCGTACGCACAGTTTCAGGCTCTTATGGCCGCAATAAACGACGTCAGGTCCGAGCTCACGGAGCGCCTGGACCGCATCGAGTTGCGCCTGCGCGACGTGGAGGATTTCCAGACTAAATCGGAGGCCCTGGAGGAGGCTGGACAGGAGCGCAGTATTGCTCTACGATGGCGGGTGGGGATCGCTATTAGCGCCCTAGGGGCCGTCATGTCCCTCATAGTCCAGGTAATAAAACTGGGGGGAAACTAATGTCGCAAGAAGTACGCATGATCAAATCGCTGAGGGACCAGGGAATGTCCTTCGCAAAGATCGGTGAGCTGATGGGCATAACAAAGGATCAAGCTCAGAAGAAGTTTAAGAACTATGGGTCAGGGCTTGACGAGGACACAGTAGAACTGTACAATAGTACAGAAGGACTGGACACAAAGAGTATTCGAAAAACTAATAAAAAGTTAAACAGAACTGTTAATAGTTCAGGAGTTCTGTATACGCCCGGCGGGAATGACTACATTGGAGTCAACGTCGGGTTCTTTGACATTGAAAGCACTTACTCCAGTTGGCGCCGGATGCTCGTTGGCTCGATTGCCGACCAGTTTGGGAATGTTGAGACGTACACCCTTGACACCCATCCAGGAAAGAATTGGCTGGACGACTCAAAGCTGGTCGAGGCGTACGCCCGACGGCTCGAGGAGTTTGACGTTCTCTATTCATGGAACGGCAAGCTGTTCGACATTCCGGTCATCAACTCTCGCTTGCTGAAGAATGATCTGAAGCCATGCGAGCCGCAGATGCACGTGGACCTGATGTACAAGGCTACGGGTTCTGCCCTGGCAATTGGACGCAAGTCACTCGAGAATGTGTCAAAGTATTTCGAGGTCAACAACTCAAAGACCCCGCTCGACGTGCGGATCTGGGAGAGGGCTGACCACGGGGACAAGGAAGCATACGAATTGATTATCGAACACTGCGAAGCAGACGTATTGGTCCTAAGGGACGTGTTCGGGAAGCTGAAGAAGCTCGTTCACGTAATGCACCGATGAAAGTGGGCGTGGTCGGCAGCGGCCAGGTCGCCCAACACCTCATCGAGGAAGGGAAGAAGCGGGGTCTTGATATCGTCCTCATCGGACGCGATGGGGGCCCCGCCCCATCCAAGCGCAAGCACGCACCGGATCGGACATATACCGAGCTTGGTGACTTGCTAGCCCACGTAAAGGATCGCGACGTTGTGATCAACACCGCCGCGTTCCGCGATCTCATGGCATGCCAGGCCGACGCAGAAAAGGCCATGGCTATAAACACGCACCTGCCAACGCTCCTGTCTAGCCAGGGGCCGCGGCAGGTTTTTATTTCTACTGACTACGTCTTCCGTGGACTTCAGCAAGGACCGCGCCGAGAGACGGAGCAGCCGGATTCCATATGCAACTATGGCGCGAGCAAGATACGCGGTGAGTACGGCGTCCTGGATAGAGGCGGCTCTGTGGTGAGGATTTCCTCGCCATGGGGGATATTCCCTAGCCCAGAGCGGGCTCACTTCGTGGACGCAATCGTCCCTAAGGGTGCGGCTTCCGGTAACCTAGACATGCCGATTGACCAGGTTTTTTCGCCAACATACCTTCCAGATCTTGCCCCAGTGATCCTGGACGTGGCGCTGGATGAGAAGGCGGACGGTATATACCATGCGGTCAACAGCGGGTACACTAACTGGGCTGAGTTCACGAGGTTCATCTTCCAGACTCTTGGCGCCAAGGTGAAAGTGACCGGGTCTGAACGGCTCGATATCCTGCGCCCCAAGTTTGGCAACCTTGGAAACTCCAGACTTCCGAAGCAGAGGACCTGGCCAGAAGCTTTGGTGGAGTATCTTCGTGGCAGCCAGAAAGCAGAGGACTTGAGATGAAGATATTGGTCACTGGTAATGTGGGGTACCTAGGTTCAATCCTCACCAGCATGCTGATGATTAGAGGGCATACAGTCCACGGTCTAGACAATGGCATGCAGCTTTCGACACTCGTAAATCCGCTCGGGCTATACAGCCCGGAGAAGCAGTACCATTCTTACGCTGACTTGGACGAGCCGGGCTACGATGTTATCTATCACTTGGCAGCAATATCGAACGATCCAATGGGGGAGGTGGACGACGGACTGACGTACGCCACCAACGTCGCGCTCGTGGACTTTATCTGCCAGAAGTATCCAGACGCCAGGCATGTTCTTGCATCGTCGGCGTCGGTGTATGGAGCCATACCGTCAACGGACATGGCGGACGAGCTTTATCCGCTAAACCCGCTCACGGCCTACGCTAAGAGCAAGGTAGCGGCCGAAGACGTGGTGAGGCGCCACTGGGACTACTCCATCCTGCGTATGGGTACCCTGTGGGGTGCGTCGCCAAACTTCAGGCGGGACATCGTAGTAAACGCATTTTTCCATGAAGCGCACTACTCTAACAAGATCACGCCAAAGGCGCAGGCTAGGCGCCCGATGCTGCACGTAGACGATGCTGCCAGGACCATGATCCTCGCAGGTTACTCCGGCCTATGGACTAACAAGGTGGTCAACGTGGCCACCGAGAACACAACGGTGAGCGACATCGCAAAGGCGGTGGCGTTTGCATCCGGCGTCCAGGTCGACTGGTCGGAGTCCAAGGAGCCAGACAAGCGCGACTACGCTATGGTCACAAAGAGGTACGAGAGCATATCTGCAGAGCTAGGAATGGTGGTCAGGATTGGCGATCCTTCGGCCATGTCGGCGATCAAGTCCGTGATCTATGACTTCAACAAGCCGTATCCGACTCGGCTAGAGCAGCTCAGAGCTTGGCTTGACAACAAGAAAAGCTAGTGCGATAATCAGGCCGTAGAGGCCAATTTCTACGAGGGCTCCTGCGTCGGTCTCCGCAGGGGCCCTCAACTATTTGAGACTAGGTGAGAACATGCACGTGAAGGATAAGATTGCAGAGGTCCTCCGGGCTCGTAGCGAGGTCGGGCGTCCCTCGAAGCGCAAGTGGCGCGGCAGCCTTCTTGGTGGCTGCGTCAGGGCGCACTGGTATTCCGCCAACGGCGTGCCAGCCTCGGAGCCATTCACCGATGACACACTGCGAATATTCGCAATGGGGAATGCGGTTGGCGACTTCCTGGAGAAGGCGCTGCGGGAAGCTTACGGAGACAGGATCAGCTTCGAGGTTCCTGTGGTATCGGACGAGTTCGATTTCGCTGGAAACATCGACGCCCTGCTTCAGCTGGAAAGCGGCAAGGTAGTAGTCCTTGAATTCAAGAGTATTAAGCACCAGGGGTTTATCAGGCTCAGGGAGCCAAAGCCGGAGCATGCCATACAGGTGGCATCATATGCCCGGCTCATTGGAGCTGCGGACATCGAAGCGTGGGTTGTGTACGTCGACAAAGAAAACTACGATATCCTCGAGTTCCAGGTGGACGTGCCGTCGTGGGCGGACCGAGCCAGGAGAATCCTAAATGTGCTAGACTACTACGGCGACCGGAAACCGCCACGGTTGCCAGAGGCCGACACACGGAAGTGGCCGTGTGGATGGTGCAATTGGCGGACGGAATGTCTAGGAGGTACAAATGGCTGAGGCCAAGAAGAACCTAGCTGCCAAGCTCGTGGACATCATGAAGGCAGTTGGATACATCCGCAAGTCTGGTACGAATCAGGCCCAGGGATACAAGTACGTTATGGCCACCGATGTGGCCGACGCAGTTCGCGAGGAGATGGGCAAGAACAACGTATCGATGGTCCCGTCTTCGGTCGATGTGGTCGGGGAGGGCTTGACGCCTAGCGGCAAGCAGACCCTGCTCACGCTTCGATTTACGTGGACACTAACCGATGGAGACACTGGCGAGACTATTACCTTCCAGTCCATTGGTACGGGGTCAGATAGCAGCGATAAGGCTGCTTACAAGGCGGCCACAGGTGCGCTCAAGTACGCACTTCTTACCGCGTTCTTGATCCCAACAGGCGACGACCCGGAGAACGACAGCAATGATAAGACAATTGCCGATGCAGCTGCTAGAATCTTCGAGGCTAAGCCAGCGGCAAAGACGCCCGCTAAGACAGCGTCTGCAGACTTCGAAGGGGTGGACTTCTAATGGAGCGACTTGATCTTTGGTTCGGTAAGGAAGCGCCGGTGCGCAAGCGTATTGAGAAGCTTGGGGTTAACGCCCTGACATTCCGCGGGCAGGCGCAGACGGCAGAGTATGATTGGTGGGTTGCTAACAAAAAGAATGGTGCAGAGCCGACTGTCCGGTATTTGAATGCATCGGTCACGGTGTTTGACGAGGCTCTAGCTGAGCACGTGGAAAAGATTTACGCGTCGTATCAGAAGAAGCTTGAGTCAGACTCGCGTGATCCTCGGCCACATATTCATGTTATCGGTCGATTTAGCGGCGACAAAAAGCTGTCTGATGACGGCAAGCGTTACTTCGTCGACTTCAATGTTGTCGAGGCCAGCCCGCTAATTTTCGGGACGCTTAGGAAGTGAAGCCAGTATTCAGCGGTGCCAGGGCAGTAATCGAGGCGTCTCGATGCGCCCTGGACCGCGAATACTCCAAGCGCGATCACGCGGTCTGCGCTTGGTGCCAGTACGCACCTGGCGATTTGATCAAGGAGGTCTGGTCTTGGATGAAAGATCCTGCTAACGGGCAGGAGATTGCCAAGGAAGACAGGGGAGAGGTGGAGCTCTGGTAGGCATGCTGCTCGCAGCTGCGATTGCAGTTTGCCTACCGACTCCGCAAGATACGAATAAAGGTTGGGCTTCTTGGTACGCCTCTCCGCTAAAGTCTAGTCACAATTACAATAATCCATGGTATACGAGGGGCAAGAAAAAGGTCATGAACTTTGCTGCGGTGAGATCATTCAAGTGGAATGACTCGCCATACTATGTTCAGGTCTGCTCTGTCAAGACTGGCAAGTGCGCTATTGCGAAGGTAGTCGATCACTGCGAAGGCTGCACCGGGAAGAGGCTCATTGACTTGAGCCCAATCTTGTTCGAAGCCATTGGCATACCTTTGCACCATGGCGTGGCAAAAATTACTCTTAGGAGGTTGTATGGCTATCAAGGGCCCTTTAACTGCAGCGCAGCGTCGAGGCAGAAATAATAGGAAAAGGGGTAATGCAATTGAGCTTTGGGCGTGCAAGGAACTTGGAATTTCTCGTACAGGAATGTTTGGAGGAAAAACTGATGGCGGAAAACATGATGAGTGGCTGGTTATACAGGTCAAGAGCGGCCCGTCGAACTTCTCGGAAAAAGTCTGGAAGCTTCTTGAGTCGCTTAATCCGACGGCTTCGCAGCTCAAAGCGGTTGTCACGGTCAGCGCGGACGGCCCTGGGGCGAAGAGGCGGGCGTACGTCACGCTAGAAATGTCTGACTTTATTGATTGGTTTGGAGGTAAGAATGTACAGAAAACCGACGATACTGAATAAGGGTATCTTCATGGATGACCGAGGGTTCTTCCAGGAGGTCACGAAAGAGGGCGACGACATCATGAACCTGCTAGGAGTGATCCGGCAGATCAATATGAGCAAGAGCAAGAAGGGTACGCTTCGTGGCATACACGCCCAGACCGGCATGGCCAAGGCAATGTGGGTGCCGTACGGAGTTGCCCAGATCGTGGCTGTCAACCTGGACATTACGTCATCTGAGTTTGGCAGCGTCATATCGCACCACATGTCCGCAGGGGACGGCAAGGTATTCTACGCGCCTGACAATTGGGGCCGCGGATTCCTGGCCCTCGAGGAGGGTACGGTTGTGGCCTATGCCTGCTCAGATGTCTACCGGCCGAACTTTGAGTTCGGCATAAACCCGATTGACTGCGGCATAAACTGGGATCTCGAGCGCATCGACGGCGATCCGCTCTTGAGCCCTAAGGACAAGGAGGCCAGGTCGATCAAGGACCTGTTGAAGACGAATGGTTCCTAAGAAGCCTAAAAGCAAGCCGTCTATTGAGCAAGCTCTGATGGAATGGCGAGTGATTTACGCAGGAGTGCTACAGACTCTTTATGAGTCGCAGGAAATTGACTCTGCTGTAGGTGAGCGCAGCGACACTTCTATCGAGGTCGCAGGGCAGATAGCAGCAGAGCTCTGGAAGGGAGTTGACCATGGCGACGACGCCTGAAGAGGTACAGCAACAGCCCAGGGGGGTTCAAAAAGTCATTGAGCGCATCACGGCTCCAGTGAGTACGACAGCGCCACAGCCATTTGCAGGAGTCCTGGCGGCAATACTTCTGGCCTTGGCGTTCGACCGGAAGCGATGATTTATTTCTCTTGCCCGATGTGTGATAGTGAAGCAGTCACTCCGCACAGGAAGCGGGCGAGGAAGTTTCTGGTCCAAGGTTCCAGGCAGTACGTTGCCAGGATGTATCTGTGCAGGAATTGCAAACACAAGTTCATTGTGGTATCTTTTATAGCCCGAGGCAAGGCAGCTATAGCAATAGAAGAAAGGTTGGAAGATGAGCATTGACTTTAGCAAGTACCAGAAACAATCATCGGCTACTTCCGGCGCATTCCAGGACCTATACAGCGATCAGGCCAGGCTGGCCATCGCTGGTCTTGGCCTTGCCGGCGAGTCTGGCGAGGTGGTCGACTACCTGAAGAAGGTTGTTGGCCACGGACACAAGCTTGAAAAGGACAAGTTGGTGAAGGAGCTCGGCGACGTCCTGTGGTACGTGGCTGAGATCTGCAGCGCAATCAACGTTGATATGGGAGACGTTGCGAAACACAATATCGACAAGCTCCGCTCACGTTATCCAAAAGGGTTTAGCAAGGAGCGAAGCATCAACCGGGCAGAGTATGCAGAATACTAAGCCAGGGTACGACGTCCCGCAGGCGTTCAAGGACTACTTCTACAATCTCTACGGTGATTGCTGGGAGATCCTTGTTTCACGCCAGCGCGGATACGGACCCACCAACATCGAGGCACTTGGCCCGCACGGCGTGTTCTCTCGCCTAGCATCGGACAAGTGCGCTCGAGTTTGGAACTCGATGAATGGCAGCATCGAGAGCGGCAAGATCAATCTCAACGATGACTGGTACGGCCCTGAGGTCAGGGACGCCCTGATCGATATAGCTAATTACGCAATGATCATGATCTCGCTAGGCGAGGAGAAATGGTCCGATCTAGCGAGGGACAAAGATGGCGAGCGGGATTAGGATGGAGCTCGAGAAGGTTATTTCCGGAAGAAAGTTTACGGCAGAGCAGATAGAGGCCATACGATCTTCGATTGTTCGCGGCGACATCGACACTATTGCGCACGCCGCAGCCGGGGGAGTTGCCCTGGCCATAGAGATCATAAAGAAGTATGAACAAGAAAGCCAAAGACGAAGCGGCTGAGTTCTTCCGGCGCGATGCCCTGAAGCAGGGGATGTCCCTCAAGGACTACTGCGACAAGTACGGCATCGACTACTGGGAGCTCGTCGGCAAGAAGCGCCCAGAGGTGTCGATACACCAGACCCAGGTGACTTGACGGTCCTTGGGTCTTCTGCTAGGATGCCCATAGAAAGGAGGCCATCTATGGATATGGCATACACTAAGGACCAGTTTAGAGGACGCTACTACAAGGGCAACTGGGATGTTCCCATGATTCACAAGATGCTCGACTGGGCAGTAGAGCGAGCTGCCTACAACGGGCACACGTTCCTGAGGCTTGTGGTTGACGACCCGAAGGTATATGCGCTAAACTGCCTATATTGTGAGTCCTGGGCTTCGCTGTCGTCATACGCTGACGACTTCGGGATCTGGGGTGGGGTAGTATATCGAGAGTGCAATGGAGGCCAAGATGAGTGAAGTACAGGATTTCTGGGTTTACTGCCCGGCGGTGGGAAAAAAGCATGGGCTTATGGAGCTTATGAAGAACGATTCTGGAGGGCTGTTGCTTTACTGCCCTAAGTGCTACAAGCCACGAAAGAAGAAGGTACAGTGATGCACGTTGCCCCTCATGACCAGGTAGCAGAGCAGGCCCTAGTTGGCAGCATCCTAATCGACCCTTCGATCTTCAGCCAGTTGTCTGAGATGATTAAGAGGGACGATATCTACAACCCGGGCCTTCAAGAGGTTTGGGGCGCCTTCGAGCGCCTTGATCTAAAGGGAGAGCCAATCGACCAGGTGACCGTTTATGAGGAGGCCAAGACATATCCCGGCATTGCAAACATCATCACGGAGACCATGACATCTACTCCATACGCCGGTAATCCGCAGGCGTATGCGAAGATCGTTGCGGATAATGCGGTCTATCGCAGGTTGATTGAAGCAGCCCGCAAGATCGCCGAGCTGGGGTACAGCTCGCCCGATTCGACTGAGTCTGCCCTCGACAGGGCCGAGTCGATTCTCTTCTCCGCTAGCAGAAGCCAGCGTAGCGGTAGGTTCTGGACCGCCCCTGAGATGGTCGGTCGAGCATACGACCGCATCGCTCGCATCGCAGCGGGGGAGAATAGGGCTGGAGTTCCTACAGGAATTGCAAGTATCGACCGCGTAACCGGTGGCTGGCAGAAGTCAGACCTGATCATCATTGCCGCACGCCCTAGCGTCGGCAAGACAGCCCTTGCCACTACGATGGCTATGAACGCTGCGGCGGCAGGCAAGAAGATTGCCATCTTCTCAATTGAAATGAGCTCTGAGCAGATTGGCGCACGAATGCTGTCAATTGCTAGCGACGTGCCTCTTCACAAGATTCGCCAGGGCGTACAGAACGGGATGGATCTTGCCAGGATAGCATCTGGCGTTTACGAGATCGAGCGTGCCGACATCAATGTGGACGATACGCCGGCCGCCACTCCTGGAGAGCTGCGCTCTAAGTGCCGCCGGCTTTTGGCGGACAAGGGTGTCGATCTAATCATTGTCGATTATCTTCAGCTCATGAGTCCAGACCGCGTATCTAAGGACGGCAATCGAGTCAATGACGTCAGCGACATCAGCCGTGGATTGAAGATGCTCGCTCGCGAGCTGAACGTGCCGGTGATTGCGCTGTCGCAGCTTTCTCGCTCGTCTGAGTATCGCGAGTCTGGCGAGCCTCGCCTATCTGACCTTCGCGACAGCGGGGCCATCGAGCAGGACGCCGACCTGGTCCTTATGCTATGGAAGAAGGGTGACGTTGCGTTTGACGACATCGACGAGACCGTGTATGCTAAGATTGCCAAGCACAGGAATGGGCCGACCGGCTTGGCTGAGCTACAGTTCCATCGACCCACTGCAAAGTTTAGTGAGGTGAAATAATGATCAAGATCGAAGTAAAAGCTTGTGAGCATGGTCTATGCCGGTGCATGGCCGCCAAGATCGAGAAGGATATCATGCCAGAAGCTCACGCACAGGGTTTCAAGGAAGGATATGAGTCGATACTGGAAAGCATGGAGATGATTACCGACGCGGTGGCAAAGCTCGCCAAAGCCGGCAAGGATCACAGGCCG